ATTGTTGTTGCTTACTTTCTTACTTGGACGACCTCTTTTAACTACTTTTTGCATAACCTTTATTATTTATCTTTCTTATTACATGGTAAATATACGAACGCTATCTCGGGAAACCAAATCTTTTTTGCTTTTTCTTTCTTGATATTTCCGAATCGCTCTCATTTACCTTGTAAATGTACGAACACAATTTCAGGTATCCAACCCTCTCTGTCATCTAGAATTATTCCAAGTGATATTCTTCCCAATTAGAATAAGTCAAACCCCATTGTAGATTAAACCACAACATTTCATTTTCTGCTTGTTTAGCATATAGTCGAAGTTCCTTCATAAGGTATTTCTTACCCCATTTTTTAAACTCCTCACCTTGCTCAACAGTCATAGTGTATTGTTGAAACCAATTATCAACACCTAGAATATCATCATAGGTAACTTCATGACCAGCAATCACAAACATTTGATTGATTAGGTCCTTAACTGCTTTTTCTCGTTTTTGTTCTCGAGTTAATCGTTTAGCCATTGTTTTTAAGCCCCTCTTTTAATGCGTTAATAATACTTGCTACTTGTTCAACCTGGGTGAATTCAAATCCTTGGTAATCAAATATTTCTACTTTCCAATTACCATCCACTGCCTCATCATCGGCATGAGTAATCAAACAAAAATCTTCTAGCTCCCAAGCAAAGTAATAAAATGCTTTATCACCACTTTCCTCAGCTGATACATCAGTACGTTCGAAACCAAATTCAATTAGGTCTTTTTCTGTGATTAGATTTTCCATAATTCGTATACGCTATTTTGTGTGTTAAATTTAATATAATCCTCTCGCTCCTCCACGATTTCTGTAACAGATGTTGTTTGCCAAGTAAAGAATTGATTGAATGGAGACATAATTAATGAATAACCAACTGATGGTTTATCGTGTTTGGCTTTAAACCTACCTTCTTCATTAAATTCAATCCACAATACTTCTTTAGATTGTTTGGTTAGCCCGTCTCGTTCACGAACCAATTTCCAATTGTATTCGTTTTCAATCAAACCTAACAACTCAGCTTGGTTTTCATCTAGTGTCATATTGCCTTCATCATCGAAGCCAACTATGAGTTTAGGTTGTACTCCTGTTATCATTTTATTTTAATTTGTTCTTTTACAATTCTTTTTACTATAAACTCTTTGATGTCTGCAAAACTTTGACGTTCACCATCCACTATAGGATGTTCTAAATTTATTTCAAACCCCTCAACATCACCATACTCTGTTTCGAATGCATCAACGAATTCTTTTAGTTTATCAAATACTTTTTCGTTCATTTCTCTTTGGTGTTAATTGATTGTTCTAATTCTTCTAATTGTTTTTCAAATCGTTCAATACTACCCCAAATAATCGAGGCATTTGGATCTAATTTTAAAATTTGTTCAACTAATTCCTCTTGTCTTCCACGAGAATAATATCCGTGTTCAATATCATCAGCAAGATCCTGTAGGTGTTTAGGCGCTGAAATTGAGATTCGTAAATCATAATTATACCATTTAGTCTTCCAATCCCAAAATCCAATACCTTTGGTTAGTTTACTATGAAGATTACTCAATCTACGGTTACGAACTCGAACAACTGACTTGTCATTTCCAAATACGTGTAGGAATCGTAGGAACCAACGCGGGCACCACTTTGGTTTTGCTTCATAATCCATTGCTAATACCAGTGGTATCAGCGCTCGATAGTATGGACTATCTTCTTGATAGAATGTGATGTTCATATAACCGTAACGTTCCAGATTAGATGGAAAGAAGATGTATCGTAAATCACCCCACTCTATATTACGAGTATGAATTATTCCTTTCTTACGACCTCTCCAAAATACCATACTCTGGAGGAATGATTTAGATTTTTTACTAAATGGTCTATTGTCTTTTATTTCAAATTTAGTTCTCATATAATACCTCCTATAATATCTCTATCCTCTAAATGATCAAACTTACCGTATGTTTGAATCAAATACCCAGTTTCAACAGGGACAAATGACCTAACAATTCTACCTTTAAACTCATCCTCAAACATACCCATATCCATACCTGAACTAATATAAGGTCCGCCTGACGGGTCAACCATATCAATAGTTTTAGTATCTGAATAAACTAATGGTCCGTATTGTCTAGCTAGTGGAGTATACTCAAATTTTTCATCATCATATTCATGAACTGCTTTTTTGAATTCTTCAATATGCATATAATCTATTTGAAGATCAGAACAATCTTTACGATATTGTTGATAAGCTTCTTTGTATACATTAGGCCACGCAAAACGGCAATGCTTGAATTCACCTTCCCAAAGAACATCCCCATTCTCTTGAAGCGTAAACGTATAAACGTCGTTGTATCTGTTTGTATATTTCATATTATCGTTCTAAAATTACAAAATCACCAAAATGTTCATCAAATACTTGAATTAAATGTTCATAATCACTTGACTGCATGTCATCAAGTAACCCATCTACATCTTCAAAATCCAATTGTTTAGCTAATTTTTTAGCATATCCTAAAAGGAAAAATGCATTACCTTGAGGACCTGTCAAATCAATCACAATTTCTTTGGGTTGTTGTTTTTCTCTTATCATAACTTATTTAATTAATTCAGTGCGACTTAAAATCATCTCATTACTAGAACCTTCCATATAACGAATAAATCGTTGACATTGTAGTGGAGTTCCTGTATGAACTATAGTATCCTTAAATATTACAGCATGTTTGGTATTTAATTCAACAATTTTCATTTTTACTTGCTAATTAAATCCTCAATATCACTCACTGCTAGCTCACATTCGTGTTCTACGCTACTACCACCTTCAACTTCCATCTCAGCCAAATCATAAAATGAATGAATGTCATTATATAATTCTGGGTATTGATTTGCTTTCTCAACACAATACTGGTATAAATCTCTTAGTGTCATAGCTTATCGATTCATGTAATTAATAAAAGATTCCTCATGAGCAAACATTGACTCACTAGCCATCAACAAACGAATTTCTCTATTGATTTTATCTTCTAGAGCAACTGCTTTTTTATGACGCTCAACTTTCTCAACTGGAAAATCTTCTGGATTGTGCAATTTAATGCTATCAAAAAACATAACATCGAAATCTCTACGACTAAATTGACCATGGAAATCATCAACAATGATATCCATTCTACCACCATCAGCATCCTCAATTTGAGCATTAAACTCATCAACCAATAGATCAATAACTGCTTTGGTTTGATCTTTTCTTAATTGTGTTTTGTTGTACTTTTTCATAACCTTTATCATTTATACATAAATGTACGAAGCCCCTTTCGGGGCTCCAAATTTTTAACAAGAAATTTTTAATTATTTTCCGAATCTTGCTTTTTGTGCGTTGTAGTTTTGGAGAATCTCATCTTCACTAAGAGATCTATTATAAATGGTAGCACAAGCTATTTTTCCCGGGAAGTTATGATTACCATCTGTAAGTGCACTATAAGTTCCTATATAATAAGTTGATCCTGCTGATATGGTCCCAGTTTGAGAAGTTTGAGTAACATATTCACCATTCAAATATGTTTTAAAATTAGCTCCATCATAAGTAGCTAATAAATAAGACCATTGATTTGTGTAAATAGTTCCTGTTTGAGTTGAAGGTCTTCCTGATGTTGTTTGAACTGCTGTGTGAATAGCTGAAGAACCTGCACTACCATTAGGCCATAAACCTAAATACAAAGCTCCTGGCCCCCCAAATACAGCTCCCCTAGTTCTACCACCAGTAGTAGCATCTTGTGTAGGATAAACCCATGCTGCTACTGTAATTTGACTAGTTCCTAATGCTGAAGCAGCAGGTATACTAATATATTCATTAGCCCCATCAAATGTGAATACTCCACCATTACTTGAATTAAAACTAGCCCCATTTATTAAAGTTCCACTATCAGAACCTGTTAGTGAATAAACAGTCGTTGAACCATTCTCATAAGATACTAAATTACCAGCATCAGTAGCAAATGTTAAACCATCTGTAACAATTGGGCCTCCATAATAATTTTGAGAAATTTCACTATCTAACAATGCTCTATCATAAGCTCTAATTTTAGCTATAGAACCTGAATGGTAGTAATTATATCCTATATTTTTCCCAGGACTAATAGCAGAAACATTGGTTTGTAATTTAGCATGTCCTGTACTTCGTTGAATAGTAGATTTTTGTTCTCCGTCTAACCAAATATCATATGTAGTTCCATTCCAGTTAAAAAACATATGATGCCAATTAGTATCAACAGTATCAGTAATCCCAGTAGCAAAACCATCATGACTCCAAAAAGTAACAGTTTCATTAGTCATACCACTGGTCCACTCATACAAGTTTACTCCATTATTATTACCTATATCTCTACCAAATCCTACCAAAGAATAATCACTACTAGCAGGACCTGTATTAGGGGAAATAGTTTTATGAGGTCTAAATACAACCTCAAAACAGTACATATCAAATGTTGGGAGGTTTTTTAACTCAATAAAATCATCCACCCCATCAAAATCAAACCATCCATTTGAATTATAAGTAGGACTATTATATAAAAATCCTCTATTACCTATATTTCGAGTTATATAGTCTAATCCTGCTTCAAATAATTCAGTGCTTGTACTTTGTAATCCTTCTTGATCAAACCAAAATGCTGCTCCAGTTTCATTATTTTCATAAACATAACCCATTATTCTATCAACATCATCTCTGTAATAAACAGGTATAGCACCATTTTGTAATGCTGTAATACCACCATATACATCCCCACTACCGTAAGTAAATATTCTACCTTGCAATCCAAATGGGGATTTAGAATCTATTCTTACATCATGAGATTGTCTTGTAGATGTGTTATAACTAGCAACAAATGTCCCAGTTCTTTGATCATTCCCAACCCCAATACAGCTAACACCTAAATCAACACATTCTTTCATCCAGTCAATAACACTACCCCCCATTGCCCAAACATACTCATCAACTATTACTAGATCAAACTCTTCAGCTACTTGAGATGCAGGCCAGTTATTAGGCAAATCATTAACAACGGGTTCATTAGTCATATTACAATTAACACGAAAGTAATTATAAAATGGTGGGTACTGATATCCTGAATGGTGTGCTCCTAATACTCTTAACTCATTTAATGGTTTTTTCCTACCACTTATATTTTTCCAAATTGGGTTTTGTTCTCTTGTACCATCCGCAAAAGGTGTTCCAGAATCACTTATCTCAAATTGGGCTTCATAAACATCAAAAGTTTCATTTAAATATCCTGTATTACTACCTGTACCTATGCCAAAAGTAAGCATACAGGCTCCTGTTGGATTAGATGAAAATACAAACGTGTAGGTTGTTAGGTACCATCCTTGCCCTATATTAACTGTGTCTGCTGTTTGGGAGGTAAAGCTATTATTATTACTTCCTCCTTCAGGGTTTCCTTTGTATGCAGAAACTTCGATTGATGGAGAAGTTGTTGTAGTCCCATTATACTTCCATTTAAAAGAAAACGTATAAGCTACTCCAGTAGTAAGCCCGGTTGGAAATATTGCTGCTCTAGCAGTATTTACAGTATTAGTAATAGTATACCTTTGGGCTGTAATAAATTGATTTCTTTCATTGACTACTTCTACTCCTCCATTAAAATAAACATAAGCATAATAAGCATAAGGAAAAGTCCCAGGAACATAATTAGTTGTAGGTTGATTATCTATAAAACTAGATTCATTTCCTGCATCTAAATTTACTATTAAACCATCTGTTATAAAATTATTAGGGATACTATCTAAAACCCAAGTATTAAATTTTCTTCTTAAATAGTTTTTTGATTCTAAAGCAGTTAAATTACCTCCTCCTAATGTTCTAGCAATTGCAATTAGATCATTATCATTATTAGCAACATAAATGGCAGGATCATTGTTACCACTCAAAGTATAAACAGTATACCCACCATCAGGAGGAACAATACCAGCAACATACCCTGTAGTTGAAGTAGGTCCATAGTTTTCATCTCCAATACCAACTACAGTATTACCTTTCTTTAAACCACGTTTAGTAGGTTGATCTCTTTTATATCTAATTACGTTTGCCATTATAAACCGAATCTTGCTTTTTGTGCGTTGTAGTTTTGAAGAACCTCAGCATTGCTAAGAGCTCTGTTATATATTTTTTGATTAGCTATTTTTCCTCCCCAAAACCAACCATTATCATCATATCCAATACGATAAGTACTACCCCCAGCAGATATAGGTCCGAACCCATCTGTGGCACTAAAAATTTCTTCCCCGTTAATATAAACTATTTGTGATCCTATTTGGTTTGTACCACTGTAGGTATAGGTAATATGTGTCCAAGTGTTTAATGGAATTGTATATCCTGTATTTAAAAAATACCAAGCAGGGCCTATTGCTATTTGAAGGGTCCCATTATATTGGCTAAGAGCCCATTCATTTTGTTTTCTACTTATACCCTGATGAGTTGTAGTAGAGGTTCTATATACCCAAGTATCTATTGTTAAGTAAGAAACATTAAAGGCAGAAACATTAATATAATCATTTACCCCATCAAATATCCAAGCACCCCCATTATTGTTACTATATCCAACCCCATTTACTAAAGAAGTACTATATGAACCCGTCATTGAATAAGCAGTAGTTGAACCACTTTCATACGAGACTAAATTACCAGCATCCGCAGCAAATGTTAAACCATCTGTAACGATTGGACCACCATAGTAGTTTTGAGATACTTCTTCTTGGGTAAATTGACCATAATACACTGAAGCAGCAGCAATACTGCCAGAAAAATACCGAGTAGGGGAACCACTTCTATAATCATATCCTAAGGTAAATGGTTGGTCATTCATACCATTACCCGTATTAGCATTACTTTGACCAATATACTCCCCATTTAAATAGAGTTGTACATAAGTTTGATCGGATGAACTTTTAGTAGCACCAGGATCAATATTCATAATTGCATGATACCATTTTCCTATTTCTAAATCAGCATATACTGAGGCATAGGCTATGGCTCTTAGTTTACCATTAGTATGAATCCAAAATCCAAATTCAGGACCATAATTATCTGAAAATATAGCTTGTTCCCCGGATAAATCCATAGGTTTAAATAAACATTCTAACACACTATCAGCACTATCCGGATTATAACTAGAGATATTATTTTGTACCCCTGAATCAACTCCATTAAAATCAAATGAATGACTTGTAAAAGTCATATTGTTCATAGAGGTAAAATTATTTCCATATCCACTCAAATCATACCAAGTAGTATTTTGAGAACGGGAACCACTAATAAAAGGAGTAGCTGTTGATTTCTCTTCAAGCTGCATATACTCTACGTATACCTCTGAGGTTGTTAATGGACCGGACCATAAAGCTCCTATCTGTAGATAGGTCATATCTGATGGTGTTGTAAAAGTTCTCGAGATTGTTGTTAATTCCGTAGTAATTGGATTAGGTCCGTTATACGATGCGTTTGACCATACTATATCTGAACCTCCAGTCCCGTTACCTGTTGCATATAAGAAGATACTCCGTGAGTCGTTTTTATAAGCTCTTATGGTGAGGGTATAGGTTGTATTACCACTTACTGTTATATTACTCGATTTGAATCCCGGAGTACTGATAGTTTGGTTTGATTTTGCTTTTAGAAACCTAGTACCGTTAATAGTCTCAACACTTAGTGTTACATTTTGGTTTGCATTCCAGCCGGTAGTGCCGTTACTAAAATCCGGATTACCAGCTAAATTAATTGTAGGTTGGTTATCTAAAAAACTAGATTCAACTCTAGCATCTAAGTTTAGTCTTAAACCATCAGTCAATTTGTTTTTTGGTAAGCTATCTAAAACCCAAGTATTAGCTAAAGTTTGTAAATAGTTTTTAGATTCTAACACAGTTAATACACCACCCCCTAATGTTCTAGCAATAGCAGGTAAATCATCTTCAGTTTGAGCAACAAATACCTTAGGATTATTATTTAAACCTAAAGTATAAACAACAAACCCATCCTCAGGCACATCAACACCACTATAATAACCAGTAGTTGATGAGGGACCATAATTTTCATCACCAGTACCCAAAACAACATTACCTTTACGTAATCCTCGTTTAGTTGGTTGTGAAGTTTTATATTTTAGTACATTTGCCATTATTTAAATCTATCTTGATAAGCATTATAGTTTTGGAACACTTCCTCACCAGTTAAAGTATCTTGATAAACTGATAATACAGCTACTTTACCTTTAAATTTTCTACCTCCGTAGCCACCCATCCAATATAGGTTTTCAGAAGTACCACTTGAAACATTACTATCTACCCATACTAATCCTCCATTAGCATAGTGTCTAACTACTGAACCATCCCAAGTAGTAGTAATATGAGTCCAAGTATCATAAGGAACTATATTTGAGGCTGTGCTTCTCCAATAATCATTAGCAAAATCATAGGACCAAAATTGTAAACTAGTACCTACAATTTCCCAAAAATTTCTCAATAAAGAATGTCTACCATCACCTCCAGATTTATTATAAACCCAAGCAGATAAACTAAAATTACCCATTTGTCCTGTATCAGGAATATCTACATAAGCAGCATTATTACCAGCCCATTCTATATACCCAGCTTTACTATATGTAATATCATTTCCAGTATTTACAATTGTTGCTCCCGTTGATGCAGGAACAGCTAAATTATAAATTGTAGAACTCTCTCCATCATAACAGGCAAAATGACCAAAATCATAATGTAATTGTAAATTATCAGTTACAATATTAGCTAAGTAATAGTTTTGTAAAATTTCAGCTTGAGTTAGTACCTTACTATAGGCCATCACGCTTCCCATTCTACCTTGCCAATAACCAGCATACCCTCTAGCTAATCTAACAACGTTTGTATCGGTTGTTAAAGTACCATAACTATGGTTATAAGTGTCTGTATTAGTACCATTTACATACCATTTACTTTGAGTAGTACTTCTAGTAGTAACCACAAAATTCCATTGATTTCTTCCAGGTGCTCCTGAACCTCTACCTACATAAGGTGAAGCATTCCTACCTGCATCACCATAGTAATGAGATATACTTTCCCCTTGTTCATGTGTCCAAGTACCATACCCCCCATAAGCTTGATCCCAAGGATTACGTCTTCCAGAGGTATAACTGTGGTTTAACCACATACAAACAGTTTGTGCAGTATTCCAAGCTGCCATACTTGAATCAAATGAAATTTGAGCATATTCATTAGTTCCATTCCATTCAATATACCCTTTTTCAATTAATGTAGAATTATATAATGTAGCATAATTACCATTACCACTTAAATCATATAATTTATTCCCGCTCCCGGGCCAACAGTCAACACTAGAAACGTCAAAATATAATACTAAATCACCTCCAACTGTATTAAAACTCTTATTACTGGTAATGATCATAAAATCATTATCTAAAGCCCATGCTTTAGCAACATTAACATCTGTAAAATTATCAGGGGAACTAGGTAATCTATTAATTAAATTTAATAAATCTTCATCATTTATGTCACAAGTCCAAAATACAGGCGTAGCAGTAGCAGCACTTTGACCAAACATTGTCTCACTTTCATGAACAATTAAATACTGGTCAGTATAATTAGGTGCATTTCGAAGATCTGATGAGGAGGCAGCAGCATTAACAGCAACTGTAGTAGCTACTTTACCTTTTTGTCTTCTCCTATGAGGAAGTTTGTTTCCCGTTTCAAATCCAAATAATCTACCCATAACAAATTACATTTCTGTAGGGTTCGGATCAGTCCAATCAGCTCCTGATAAAAGTGTTAAAATTTCACTGTGAGAATACAATTGTGACTTAGTAGTTAAAGCATCAACCGAAGCCGGAATATTCTCTACTAATGAACCAGATTCATCAGTATAAGCCGAATAATTGAACTTAACAAACGTTTGAGTCCCATCTAAAGATAATCTAACAGTATCAGCAGAGGTTTCCATAACCTCATCGAAATTAATACTTCCTAACTCAGATACATTAAAAATTACGTACTTTCTATTTTCGTATGACATTTTTTGGTTATAAATATCACCAAAGCAAATGTCCGTAATATAGATGGCCACTTTGCCAAAAACTCCATCGATTAAATAGTTCTAAACGTTCGTGATCAATAGTAGTTGTAGTGTAATCTATAGCAAATTTAAAAGGAGTACCACTATGCTTTTCTCTAATCTCCCCAAAATTCGTCTCCAGATATTCTAACGTTCTTTCGTCCAAATACACCACGATTTCATCGTATTTTTCGCGTTTATTAATGTCGTAACTAATGTTATGATCGTAAAACAGCTCATTCAGTAACTGTTTCTCGTATGGTCTTATACCCGCTTTAATAAAGCATACATTTTGTGGGGTGGTTTTAGTATTAAACTCACAAGTGTAAAAAGCCCACGTAAGGTTGTCAATAGATAAATATTTCAAATCAAAAGTACAAAATTCTCCTTCTTCCAACATAGGAAAACGATTTTCCATAAAGATTCTCTCTTTCTCTAATCTTTGGTTGTTTTCCCACGAATATTTTATTTTAGAGATAGAGTTATAATCATCTTGATAATTGTATACGTACAATTCACGAGGTAAAAACAAAACCTTACCTCTTGCTTCAACTTGACGCCACATATTAGTATCATTTTGGTAATACTCTAAATCTCCATTAAAATCAAAATGAGGAATAATATTTCTCCAAGCTCTTCCCATTTGAGCCCAATTTATATTGCATCTGTCTTTTAAAATATAAGAACCTGAGGTGTGAACAAATTCCTTATCCAAATTCTTACGAGCCATAAACCCACAAGTAATCCCCATCAATTCAGGATCCTCACTAAAGTACTTATTATATTGTTCCAACAAACTAGGATAAATATAATCATCACAATCCAATTGCATTACAATATCACCTGTACAACTATATTGTGGGTTGTAGAAGAGCTCTTTTTTTCTTGATTGTTTATAATACCTAACGCGAGCGTCTTCTTTAGCGATAGCGAGAAGTTTTTCTTCCGCGCTATTTTCCTCTGAAAAATCATCGGTCACCACCCATTCCCACCAAGGATAGGTCTGCGCTTTTAGAGACTCATAGACGTGTTCTACCCAATTATCTCGTTTATAAAATGACGTACTAATTGAAAATATTAGCCTTCGTTTCATAGGTTTTTATATTTGAACTTTTTAATTTTAGTTTTCTTTCTTGGATTCTGAGCCCACATATCTTTTTTCCCAGGGTTTTTCTTAGGCTGGTAGGGCATTGGGTCTTCCTCTTCGTCAAAATGAAATTTAGCCATTGTTTAATTCTTCAAATTCAACATCTTCAATCGTTTCACAAAATATAAAATGGGTTTGGTCTCTCAAAACGTGATCACATCCTAAATGATCGCGCCACGCTTGTACGAAGTCAAGGTTTAATTCACCTTTTTTTTCAAAGTTGTGGACCGGTATTCTCCTATTAATTAGGTAAGCTTTGTCGTTGTGATAGTATAACTGTTTAAACATAATCGTATATACGTATGCGAATGGAGTGTATTGTTAAAAGAGCTTTAAGCAGTTTTCCAAAACACTTGTATAATAATTAATAACAAACTTAAAGCCAAGCTTACTCCTGTTTTCATATCAATTGGTTGATTAAAGTAATAACTCGTCCCCCAAGCATACACAATCATCCCCGTAGCAAACCCTACAAACCGTTGAGGCCACATTTGACCATCAAATCCATTTACACTAAATTTAGTAGCATAAATAAAAATAAGTGAAATAGGAATACCTAAACTAGCTAACCACATTGGATTTTTCTTAGCCCAAGTCCAAATAAATTGACCATTCAATTGCCAATAGGTAATTAGTTGGCCTAAGAAATATAACGATGCTCCTATTAATAAATCTTTTATATTCACAACCTGTTGTTTTTTGCTCTTAATAATTCACGGAAAAATACTACCATTGAAACAGGCCAAAGCACTATAACTACTATTCGTTCTATATTATTAAATCTTTTTTCAGATTTTAAGTAATTAGCTAATAAATCTAAAATTAAAGTAAATATAGTACCAATAAGTAAATAATAAATAAATGTCATATCTTGTTTATATAATTTCTTTCCTCCCAGTACTGCTCATTGCCATAGCATGTACAAATTTCTTCTCCGGGTTCAATATCTCTAACAGCAATAAATTGAAAAGTCTTATTTCGGGGATGGTCTTTCCAAGTAGCATTATTATTATCGTTATGGTTATAAATACACCCATACCCTAGTGGTATAACGTGTTCTTTATGGTCACCTCTTTGTGGCCATAAAAACCTATAATCATTAAGTAATCCAGAATTTTCTCCCATTTTTATAGGCAAAGTAATTAAATGACATTCCTCAATTACTTCTCCTTCTAGAATAGGTTCAATCGCAAACACACCTAAACCTTTACCCGGAGAAGTTTTTACTTCTACTTTGGTGGCCAATTTAAGCTTCATCTTTACCCTTGTGTTTTATTTTTCTTGTGTATTTGTTCATGTCGCCATGGTCCCTTTGGATCATACGACGTCGAATCTTCTGAGCTAGGTGTCTTTCTTCCCTGCTCTGTCTCTTTCCCGGTATGTTTTCTCCATTGTTCATCCCAAAAAGTAAATTCCATATTAATCAAGTAAGTGACGTTCATGAGGACGGCAAGAACCAAAATTACGGGGGTCTTTACCATGTAAAAACATAATTTTATTGCTTACATCAACTTTGGATACTTTTTTATTAGTACCAAACCAATAAACAGGACCCTCATAATCTTCATAGAAAACATTGTCTCTATTATCTACATTTAAAATACGACGTGGACCCCCAAATGAACGAAATTCACGAGCAGTAACCCGACCAAAGCGGTTTAGTCCTTCAAAATAAATCTCGCAACAACGAGCTTCGTTGAAGTCATAACGTAGTTTTTCAGTTTGTCCTCTTTTTTCAGCCATTTTTATTTATATTTCGATCTTTAGACCACAACATAACAAATACTAAAACAATCATAGCAGATAAAATACCACCTGCTAGAATATCAGTATTACCTGATTTTTCCCACCAAAAAGATATAAAACCAAGATAACCAAACCAAATTGTAGCCCAACCCCACCAAGGAATTGAATTAGTAGTTTTACTAATTTTTTGTACTTTTTTATCATGTACTACTCGTGATAGAGCATCTTGTAGGTCCTTCCCATAAGCTGGGATTTTGTCGGTTGAACCATCTTCATTCAACAATGTAATTTCATACTTCATCCACTTAGGGAATTGAGTTGAATCTTTTCTGTACTTTACGTCAATTACTTTCTGTTTCATAATTTAAAATGGTAATTCATCATCACCTTCATAATAATATGGTGGTTCCATTTCAGCTTGGAACTCACTTAATCCTTCATAAAATGTATGAATATCTTCTTCATTAACCAAATTAACTTGATGATATCTTAACATTTCTCTGATTGTAGATTCATTTTCAATAACATTGACTATTTTACCACTTACAAAACTAATAGTAGTATAATCATCTTCAAAATTAAAATCAACAATCTTATCTAGTGGGATAAGGTGTTTTTTACGGTTTCCCCAACCATTTACTTCAATATATTTCATAGTCGATCGTATTTAATCTTATTAATTAAACCTTCTAATTGAATCATAGCTCCTCTAATATCTCTATCCTCCATTTGTTGGAGAATATAATTGAGCTGAATGTACAAATATTCTTTTAATTTAGAATCCATATTCTTGTTTTGCTAGTTCATCCAAATCCATTTCATCTTCGGTCTCATACCAATTATCCTTGACTTCAGCTTCTTCAGCATCACGCTCATCTTTCCAAGCAATTTCAGGAAGCAAACCAGCATTTTCAATCAAAGACCAAACACGTTCTTTCCAGAGATCCATTTTTACTCCTTCAACAACACAATCAAATCCTAATTTTTGGGTAATTTCACCTAATAGATCTACTAGTTCTAAAGCGAGTTCATCTAACTCACCACCGAGCTCAAAATTAGTACCATACTTACTTGAGCCATTAGTACCTTGCTCATACATTTCTTTGATTTTTAGCCACTTAGGCGTAACGATTGATTTTTCTACTTTTGACATAACTTTTATTTTTTAATACCGAATAAACAAACAACACCCATAAACATTGCCATAAAAGCAAATCCCATTTCATTAAGTGGGTCTGCAAAATGAATATACTTTTGAACTGTACCTGCTATTGTGAGGTAACCTAAACCAAGAGCACCTAGTGCTGTTGCTAACATTTTGAAATCAATTTTCTGTAACATAACCTTTATCATTTACTGGGTAAATATACGAACAATTTTTCAGGAAACCAAATTTATTTTTGGATTCCTGCATTGTACTCTAAAAGAATTAATTCGGCTTCTTCACGAGTAACCCAACCATTTCCATCTACGTCAGCAATATCACCAACGTAGAACCAATCATCATATTGTTTTAAATCATCTAACGTCATAACTTATTTATTTTAAAACGTTTACACCATTTCTAGTAATAATGAAACCAACACTCTCAAACCAAGTGCGATCATCATCAACTTCAAATTCACTAGTACTAACACACTTAAATTTGTAACCATCAATAGTGATTGGGAAGCTATTTTTAAGTTCTTCTAAGCTAATACCGAAGAAATCTCGTCTGGCTCTAAAATAAAAACCTTCTAACCCATTATAATATCCACTACCAATATAGGGAACATTAGTGTATTTGATTTCTTGGTGTTCTCTCCAGTGATCAAAATCACTTTCCATGTCAATGTCAGCACCTTTAGTGTTTAAAATACTAGCAAGAGCAATAAATAAATGTTGATTTTCTTTTTCGAATCTGTTCATAACCTTAATTATCTTTATGATGTAAATATACGAAGCCCCTTTCGGGGCTCCAAATTTTTCATATGACGTTTTTATGAATTACATATCCATTTTATCGGCAATATAATTCTCATAGTCTTCAATAAAATCTTCTACTGAGTAGTCAGCATAAGCTGAAGGACCATTTAAACGAATATCATTAGCTAATGATTTTTTATAAGCATCAATCATATGTTCAGGCTCATCTTGTAACTTAAACATTGCTTGAGAGATTGTTTGAGATAAAGTAGGTTTTTTATTATATAAACTTAAGCTATCTAATTGGTCTGAGGTACCTTCAAATCCAGGAAAATCCATTCCTTCGTTGTTTAAAAAATTTTTCCATTTAGCATTATAATCTTCATTCATCTCATCTCCGCTATCGGGGAAAACGCCTCCTTTATAGTCTGCTAATTTATTCATAAGACGATAAGCTGTATTGCGGATTCCAGTATTTTCGGCATGTACCCAATCTAAAGTTTCAACATTGTAGATGTAAACATAATCAGCACCATACTCATCACCTTTTTCAGCTACTCTAAACATTGCTTCTTCAAAATTATCAGGCAATACAGTTTCTTCAGCTGGTTCTTTATGTTTGGCTTCAATTTCACCTGTTTCAGGATCTAAGTATGAAATATAACCCATAGAAGCAATTTTTAATGCTTCATTTGGTTCTGAATAGAAGTTATCTAATCCTTTACCTAAGTTATCAGGATAACCATCATAGTGGTTGTATGTTGAAGTTAAAATAAGGTTTCCAGCCGCATCTCCCTGAATAAAACCTACTAATGCTCTTGTTGCCATTGTATATTATTTTAATTTATTTATAAATATTATAAAGAATATTTAGATTGCCATTGGGTAATAAAATTTTCACCAACCCCTAATTCTAGTATAATAGCGCTATCAGGAACACCCGGTAAATTATCAGCTGATACTATATAATCAATATTAGTGTTATTCCAAACTTTCATTTTAGTTTTGGCATTAGAACGATTTGATGTTTTAAACACCATTACTATAGGCATACCTCCATAAGATTGATTTTTAACTATCTTAACTTTTGGGTGTTTATACCCTTTAGGAGGTGTGTGTTCTACCTTATAAGGACCTACTGTTGATTTACTACGATCATAATACCAAACGGATTTTCCACCTAATTCTGGTTTGGAAGGTACTTCATAAAATGTTTCAACACGTTTTTCTTTTACTACTGCGGGTTGTTCTGTTGGACGTCCTCTATTTTCTGCCATTATCTGTATAGTTTATTTTTAAAATCTCCCTCATCATGGGATTTGAATTTGTGACAATCAGTACAAAGCAATTGATAATTACTTGGTTGCTCACCCTCAGGTGTCCCTTTTGTTTCTGGGTTAATGTGGTCTACATCGAATAAAGAAACAACTTGTTTAAGTGGTCTATTTGGATGTTGTTTTATTTTATCAATACCACAATTCTCACAAATAAGATCTCCACTTAATATTTTTTCTAATTTATACATCAACCAAGGACGTGTTGGGGCATTTGAAACCCATTTTTTATACTCGATATGGGTTGGACACCAAGTATATTTTTGAGATTTATTGTAATATTCTGTTTCGTTATTACACCAACTTACTTTACACATTTTTCTACCTCTTTAATATGTTTACAACGACGATCTTTTGCTCTCCAAACACCTGGGCAATTACATCTATAAGTAATACCAACTTGAGTTACTTTATAAAAATGACCGGGATCACTACTTGATTCAAATAACCACTCATTTTTTTCTGGTTTGGGTTTTTTGATTTCAGGTTTAACCCATTTAATATCATTTAAAGTAGTTTCAGGTACTACCTTTTGCCAAGTTGGTACAATATATTTTTGACCATCTTGACCAGTAAATAAACTAGGTGGAATTAGGGGATGTTCATAAATGTATTTAAATACCTGAACATGAACAAAACTGCCAAACCCTTTTGGATTAAAACCAAATGCTTCTCCATCAGGACGATAAACAATACGGCTTCTTAAATTGCCATACTTGTTTGTATTTGTAAATTTCCAAAGCATAACCTTTATTTTCTTATACCATAAATGTACGAAGCCCCTTTCGGGGCTCCAAATATTTAATTAGGTTTTTTTTGAGTTTTTTCAAGATATTCTTTTTCTAGTTGAAGATCTAATGATAAAAAAGCACATAATCTATAAATGCTTTTAGGGTCATATAAAAACATTTTTAATAAAAGTTCATCATCAACACTATGAAAAAATTCTTTAAAATTACCTATATCTTCTATCTCAATATCCATTAAGCTCATTATAAACAGGGAAAGGAGGTGGGGTTTTTTTCTTGACTTTTAAACTAGGGTATTTTGTTCTAGCCCACTTCAACCATTCCTGATTAGCTTCATAAAGCTGTTTACCTGAATTTTTACTCATAACATTAAATTTAAATTAATTATTTTCCTTGTCCTCTATACTTTTTAGTATAATTTTTACTTGATTTTAGTTTTGATGTTTTAGTTTTTGCATGAACACCTGGTCTACTAACTTTGGGTTTGTCTTTAAATAAGGTTGTTGATTGTGACTTAATTTTTGCCATTAAACTTTTCTTTTAATTGTTGATCTGATATGATATGTTTCAATGATGATACATATTGATCAGCTTCAGCATATTGCTGGTCTAACAATTGAAAAAGTTCATTTTCTGTTTTACATTTACGAGCATAGCTAGAATACCAAAAAGCATAATCTAAAACACTTTCTTCCCAACTATTATAATAAGCATGCCCATATTGAGTACCTTGAGCTAAATTAACTCTAACTTTAGCTTCTTTCATACCAAATAAGTTATGATTTTCCTTAAAAATACGAGAACTAAATTCTCCTGATTCTAATTTGGCCTGAGCTAAAGTAATATGGGGGTAAGGTAAATTAAGTTCTTTAAGTAAATTAACTAATTTTTCTTCTGAAAATTCTCGATTGGATCTTACTAATAAAATATCTTCAGTATTAGTAACATATTCGGTTTTTACTTCAGTTGTACTCATCCCCAAAAACATGAAAATTAAAATTGCTGTAAACAAAGCTTTAAGTGCTTGAGTTGAAATTGGGAATTTTTTAAATTGAAGTGATTTTGAATCGTATCTATAAAGTTTCATAATTATTTATTTTTAAGTTTTTGAATTGCGTTTTGTATTTCTACACAACGTTCATACTCCTCATGATAAGCATGAATATCTAAGTTTTTTTCTAATGTATCAATAAAATCTTTTCTATCAACTGTTAGATCCATGATTTTATCTTCATCTTCAATAATAATTTCCAGAACATGGACAAATCGTTTTTTAGTATTTAAATTTTTTAAAATACCATTAACACAAGCTTTAGATATATTTAAATCCTTATTGTAAATAAGATCTTCAAATTCTTGATAATTTTTTACACTTACAGAATAGGCCATAATTAAAATAAATCTAGAAAACTATCATTAATTCCCTTTTCACGTAATTTACTAAATTTTTCGTCGTTCTCCAACATTTTTTTAGCTAAACGTTCAAGGTGTTTGTTTTTCTGGTTATCATAATCATTAACCAGTTTATTATGTTTTTTATTTTTTATATTTCGAATGTGTTTCTTTTTCATAAGTAAGCTACAATATCAAGACCATCATCTTCTTCATCATCACCTAAACCTAGTTCTTTTAAACGTTGTTTAGTATAATCATCTAATTCCCAGTCAACGTTACTTTTACTTACTGGTTTATGGTCTTCTATTCCTTCTATTTGTTTATTATCAAAAACATCTCCAATTGTCAAGTAATAACAATTATAACATAAAAACTCTATATTTTCTTTGCGGTAATTTTTTTTGTTTCCGTCTCTAAAATGTAATAACAAGGGTATTTTATAATCCAGTACCCTACGTTCATGGAAACCACAGTTGGAGCATTCTTCTAATAAATATCCCTCACTTACAAGTCTATACTTAATTTTTTCAGGGGAAAATGAAGCAGCATTAATTCTACCTTCAATAATATCTAACAATGCAGGTTCTTTACCAGAAGAGCGTAGGAATTTTGGGATTCCTTTACCTGAGGGGTTTAATTGTTTTTCAAATAAAGTTTTTCCTGTTTCTTCATCTTTATAGAGTTTTGCCCACTTTTTATAGTGTTGATAAGAACAATTCAACCACCTAGCAGCAGCCATATTACTCAATGTTTGGGATTGAGCAGCAACTATTTGTTCTTTAGTAAGTGGTTTTGCTTTGGGCATATTAGTCTTCGTCTATGATAATAAATGGACCTTGAAGGTTTCTATCATCATCAAAATCATTTGATTCACTAGCTATTTTTTTACCACTACTAGATGCCTCTAACCTTTGATAAGAATCATATTGTTCAGGAGTCATTAATTGAATATCATTCCATGTATGGTCTCCTTCTCCATGTGTTGTGGTAATAGCACGGTAAGCCCCAGTTGTAGAGCAATTTACACAACTTCGGTAGCCATACTTTTCTAATCTAAGTTTGGGCATATCTTGCTTACACTTAATACAAGGAATCATTTCTAGTGTCATAACTTATAATTATACGTAACTTTTAAAATTTTCGCGAATATACGAATATTTTTTTACAAAACCAAATTATTCCTCATTTTCTTCAGGAAATCTATACTTAATATAAGCCCATAAATCTTTAGGATCATTAAAAGTATATTGTTTCCCATCTTCATCTTCCAATGGGACAACTGAACCATCTGGGTTAAATCTATCAAAAATATACCACCAGATTAAATCGGTTGCTTCTTCTCCATATAAGAATTTAAATGAGTTTTCTAGAACAAACCAAAGTGGGTCAGTTACTTTAGCTAATTCTAAACCACCAATATCAAATAATTGGTTTTCAATATTATAAGCTTCTTCTAACTTTTTGATAAAAACTATAAACACTCCTTCTTCAGTAGCATCTATATTGTCTTTAATAGTTACTTCTGAACCTAAGACTTGGTTAAATAGATCTTTAATATCACCTAACCCTTCAAATTCTTCACTCATAGTCTTTCAACTCCAAATATTTCTTTGAATTCCTTAATAGGTAGTTGTTTCATTCGGCTGGCAATTAAATATGCTTCATTAATGTTTTCGGCATATAAAGTACCACAAGTTTCTTTTTTAGAATCATTTAGGTAATAATACTTCCACTTTCTCATAATTTGTTTATAAGTGATTGAATTTCAATACATTTGTCATAATCCTCAATCTCGACATAGTGCTGTATAATACGTTCTAAAACGTTTTTATATTTAGATTTGTCTAGTTCTACTATCAATGACAGGTTCAATATATTAAATAATTCAACCTTCTCCAAATTTTCTTTAATTGCCTTCGTAATTGTTTTTAAGCTGTCTTCTAAAATGAAGTTTACAAACTCTTCTTTTGAAGCTAAGCTAACAAGATCTTCTTTACTTCCATAAACAAGCTCAATGTTAGTTACCTCCCTTTTTTTGGTTTTGGTGTCTTTTTCCATAGTAGGGGGTTATTAAAGTATTCAGTAATAAATATTAGATAGTTTCGTATTCTATCTCTACTCCATTTAAACCCCAATCTTCTGTATTTTTTGAGGTTTGGAAATATTCTACCCATTTCCAAGGGTCATTGTATTTTTGTTTTGAAGGAGACGAACCATCATTACCCATTCCCGTATGAGACATATGGTATAAAGGAACATCATAAATTGCTTCTAAACCAAACCCATTTAATACTGCTTTCTTTTGAATATTAGTATCTGGGAAGCAAGCATAATACATTTCTTCTTCATACCCTTTAATAGTATTCCAAACATTACGAGATGCTAATTGAAAATCTCCACAACAATTAATTAAGCTATACTTATCATTTGGAGTTACCATTGCTGGCAATCGTCTTTCTTGGGTAGTTTTATCTAAAATATCTCTATATTCTTGCCATTTGTCTATTCCGTAATCAATTACATCTTGGTATTCAATGTCCCTTCTTGATAAAGTATAAAATGTATTTGGGTTAGCTGTTTTGAGGAAATTATTAAATAATTCTCTTTTAGGAGCAATAATATCTATAGTAGTATTTACAATCCAATCAGCATCAGTTCTTCTAAATACTAAATTAGGTGGGATTAGCCCGTTTACAACACTAGCATCTGGTGGAGTTAATTGAGAAGCAATTGAGGGAGGAATAATAATATGTTTAATTTTTCCTTTTTTAACTAACTTATCTTCAATTTGCCACAACAATGAACCTTTATCTTCAGGTGAATTCCAATCAATATACCAAAGTTCATCAAAGGTTTCAACCATTGAATTAATACAAATAGCTGATCTTTCGTCTTCTTTGTAACCATCATTACGGCTGTATAATATAGCTGCTGTTTTCATTATTTCAAATCAAAATAATCTTTTACACTTAATCCACTATTTCTAAAATCATTAACAATGTTTAGTTTGTGTTGTTTATGCCATTTTTCCCATTCAATGTATTCTTTTACTTTATTAGCACAATCAAAGAATAAAGCATCATTTATATAAGAACGATAAGTATTGTGAACTTTTTCTGATAGTTCACTAGTATGAAATGATTCTGAATCTTCAGGGAATCCCCCATAATGGTTTATTTCAATACTATCAATAAATTCATAAACTGGGGTGTTCCAAGGGTGGAAACTAACTCTTTTACCAATATCTCCTATAAAATTATCTACTAAAGCATGTGGAGCAACAAATCCCCACAATTCCATAATTTTTTTAGGGTATGCTATGTAAATAAAATCATGAAAATTTACTCCTACTTTCCCTAAAAAAGTTCTATCCTCAGCCCATTTAGGTTCTTCTGCATCTTTAATATTTACTGATTCTCCTTTAGAACTAACAAAATTAAAGTTACAAGCATAAAATCTAGTTTCTTTAAGTTCATTTTCTAAAATTCTATTCCAATTAGGAGTAACCATTTCAGTATCATCACTAATATGCATTAGGTATTTACCCCTAGCTAAATAAGCAATATCTCTAGAAAACTCATTCATACTAGGATACCCTTTTAATCTAGAACTAACAAGAAACTTAAGGTTAGTATTTTGATTAGAAAATTCTTTTATTAAATTTATTGATTCTTCATCATCATAATCAATCTTAATTATTAATTCAAAATTATCTAATTGTTTATCTGAAAGTGAAGTAAAATTATTAATTACTTTTTTAATACCTTCAGGATTTTTTCTTGTAAGCAAAAGAAAACTAATCAGGTATGATTTATTTTCAAATTCAAATATTTCCATAACTTAAACAGTTGATACTCCTGATTTTTGAATTACTATAGTTGTGCAATCTTGAGCAAATTTAATTGCTTTATCTATATCTTTAGAACGAGCATATTCTACTACTAAACCTGAAAGAAATGTATCACCTGCTCCTGAGACATCTTTCACAGGAACGTCTATTGTAGGGTAATTTTTACCTTGATAATCACAGCCGTATTTACCCCTAGTTACAATAGTTTTATTATTTAAATAAGAATTATTTGCTAGAACTTCTTTATTACGTTCGTATTCGTGAAAATTAATTTTAATAAAATCAATAGACAAAGCCCACTCACCTAATATTTTTTTAGTATCTAAGAATACGGGACATTCAAAACTTCTAGATATCATTTGAATATCTTCTTCTTCTAAAAACCCTTTACAGTAATCTGAAATAATAACGGCATCAAATTCTTTGGTTTTGAAAGGTACAATATCAAATCGTTCACACCTATCATTTTCATCTACTCTTAAAAGTAAATGATTATACTTAGAACAAACGTATCTTACTTTACGAATTTTAGTTTTATTAGTAATAAATTCTACCTCAGCACCTAATGCTTTTAGATTAGCTACTACATTACCCGCCATTCCGGGGTTTTCGGTTTCACGTTCAGGTACAATAATAGGGACTGGGGCTTCAGGGGCAATTCGAGTTACCTTACCATATCTAAAAACGTCAGTACAACTATCTCCTATAACTAATATTCTCATCGTCTTAAAAATTTCCTTCCGGATTTTACTTTATCTCTCCAATAATTTAACAAATCATCCATAGTCTGTTCGAAAGTATATTCAGGTTCCCAACCAGTATGAGATTGGAATTTTGTAGTATCTGGGATTTGTAAATCAGCATCTATAGGACGTAAACGATCTGGATCTGTTACAATTTCAATATTTTTTACTGTGGATTGACTAATAAGATAATTTAACATTTCTTTAATAGTACAAGTATAATCACCACCAATATTATAATATTCCCCTCTAATTGGGTTTTTAGTAACTAACATATAATATGCTTTTACAGCATCTCTAACATCAGCATATGTTCTAAGTGATTCCAAATTGCCTACATAAATTTTAGGTTCTTGTAAACCAGCTTCAATCATAGCAATTTGTTTAGCAAATGTTGATTCTGAAAATACATCTCCACGTCTAGGACCAGTATGGGTAAACATTCTAGTAGTCATAATAGTCATTCCATATGCTTCAGCATAATAACGACCTATTAAATCAGTTCCAACTTTAGATATAGCATAAGGTGAAGCTGGATGGAATGAACATTCCTCGTTAATAGGAAGTTTAGTTCTAGGTACTCGACCAAATACTTCACTTGAGGCACATACGTGAATTATAGAGCGATTATAAACGCTTTTACGCATTGCCTCTAATAAATTCGCAGTGCCCAATATATTAGTTTGTAACGTTTCTATAGGCGCATCAAAACTAGTTTGTGGGTATGATTGAGCAGCTAAATGAAACACATAATCGGGTTTTGCTTTATCTACAGCTGTAATAAGAGATGCTAAATCATTTAAATCACCATAAATAATTTCAATACGTTCTTTTTTATTAATTTCTTCTGCTAAATGCTCAATATTCTCTAATGAATCATTCCAACGAGCAAGTCCGTAAATTTTCCAATCTGTATTTTCTAACAGGAAGTCGGTCAAATGTGAGCCGACCATTCCTGTTATACCTGTAATGAAAGCATTAACCATTATTTGTTATTTTTATACCACTCAATAGTTTTTTCTAGTCCTGTTTTAAGGTCGTGTTTTGCTTCCCAACCTAATTCATCCTTAATTCTTGATACATCAACCAAACGAATAGGAATCATAGTAGGTTTAGTAACATCATAATTGAATTCAGGTTCGTAACCATAAATGTCCGTAATAGTTTCTACCAATTCAGTTACTGTAGTACCTTTACCTGTAGCAGCATTATAAGGACGTCCTGTAGGTGCTTTTTCAACAACTGTCATTACAGCATCAACAACATCATCTACATAAATAAAATCACGCATTTGAGAACCATCACCCCAAACTTCAAATGGATTCATTCCACTATCTGCTTTCATAATCAATTGGGGAATAGCATGCCCATTTTCATTAAAAGCATCATGAGGACCATAAATCGCAGTTGTGCGAACCATACCAAACTTAGTTTCTGAAATATCTTGGTAGTATTCAATTACTTTTTCTACGTAACGTTTCATCCAACCCACACCTCTATACAATTTATGAGGATTTGAATCAAATGCTTCATCTTCATTTACAGCATGAGATACATCAGGATACATAGTTGAACTACCAACAAAACCAAATCTATCTAATTTACTACGAACAGCTGCATCAATCATATTAATTGAAGTAAACAAATTATTTCGTACTAAATCAAGAGCATTACTATATTCAGTTTGACCTTTAGCACCTCTAATAAACGCCACAAAATTGAAACAAACATCCATACCTTCTAGAACACGCATACAATCTTCGTGCTTCATTAAGTCACATTGGACTACTTCTAGATTTGGATGATCTTCAATATCAAGACCTCTATTTTGATATACAGTTGCTCTAACATTAGCTCCTTCAGCTAATAATCTTTTAACAGCAGCATGACCTGTAATTCCGGCTGCCCCAGTTACTAAAACATTTTTTCCTTTATAAAAACCCATAATTATTTATTTAATGCATTAAATTTTTTCTCAATTTTATCTTGGTTCAATATAAACCACTCAATTGTGCTCTCCACGCCTTCTTTAATAGAAACCTCAGGATAGAAACCATATGAATTAGCTCGTTCCATACTAAAAATTCTACGAGCATCACCTGATGGTTTTTCGGGTGACCATTGAATAGATTTATCAAAGTAATTAGCTACAGTTTCAGCTAACTCTTTAATAGTTACTCCAGTACCCGAACCTAAATTCAATGGTTCAGTGATTTTATTTTCAACAGCAAAAATCATACCACGAGCAACATCTTTAGCATGAATAAAATCACGAATTGGAGAACCATCACCCCACACATCTAAAATTTCATTTTCATGGGCTTTACGGATAAGTGAAGGAACAACCATAGCATTTTTTAAATCAAAGTTATCATAAGGACCATACACATTAGCTGGTCTTACGATTGAACAAATACCTTCACCTCTTTGTTTAGCATAAGCTTCACATTGCAATTCTCCCATACGTTTAGCCCAACCACCATACCAATCATTAGGTGATGGAGATCCTTTCCAAACATCATCTTCGTAAAACACTTCAGCAGGAGTATAAACACCAACAGTACTAGTATACAAATACCATTTTACATTAGCTTTCATAGCTGCTTCAAGCATGTTAGTATTAAACTGCATCATAGGACCCATAATATCAGCTGGTTGTTCCATAGTTACTTTAGGGGAACATTTAATACCTACAAGATTAAATACATAATCCATTCCAGAGCAAATATTTTCACACTGATCAAAATAAAGTAAGTTTGCTTGGACAAAATTAACACCTTCAGGTAAATCTGTGGGTTGATTTAAATCAGCTACTGTTACTTGAGCTCCTCTTTCTACTAACAAATCAACTAACTGACGGCCGATCATTCCAGCCCCCCCAGTTACTAAAACTTTTTGGTTATCAAACATTATTTAATTTTTTACAAAGATTAACAATTTGTTCCTCAGTTAAATCGGTATGGTTACCTACATACAAAGCATTATCGTGAATATAGTCTGCTTGAGCTAAAGTACCATTAATTCTATGAGGAAATTTTTTCAAATAAGGTTGGCGTGCTTGGCTACCACCGCCAGCTGTACCTAAACGGTATTCTACACCTTCAGCTTCTAAGATATCACAAACATCTTTCAATTTATCTCGAGTAGCACCTTGCATCATAAGAGGTAAAGCAAAGTTACTATTTCCTTGTCTTTTAAAGAAAGTCATAAACTTAGAACTATCAAGAGTATCTAACCAAATGTCAAGATTTTCACGTCTACGTTCTATATTGTAGTCTAAACGCTTCATTTGTTCAATACCAAGTACAGCGTTTAATTCAGTTGAACGCATATTAAACCCAGCTACAGCGAAAGTAAACAATGGGTTTAGGTCAGGGTGCATTAATTGATAATCACGTTGTAATTCCTGAGATGCTTCACGAGTCATTCCGTGTGAACGGAATAGTTTAGCTAAATCATAAAGCTTGTCATCATTTACACAAACAGTTCCACCCTCAATGGTAGTAATGTGGTGCCCAAAATAAAATGAGAACAATGAGATATCTCCGAATGAACCTACACGCTTACCATTATAAGTAGCACCATGTGCCTCACAACAGTCTTCAATTAACATAATATTATTATTCTTAGCAATTTGAATAATTTCATCATTAATTGCTGGGAACCCAAGTGTATGAACTAATACAATTGCTTTAGTATCTTTAGTAATAGCATTTTTAATATTTTCAGCTGTAATATTAAAATCATCAAGTGAAACATCTACAAATACAGGTGTCATACCTAATTGAGCAACTGAAGATATGTCGCTAACCCAACCAATAGGGGGTACAATAACTTCTCCCTCACCCATTAATTCTTTTACCATAGCAATTGAAATATAATTTCCAGATGCTCCAGAATTAACCATTACAGAGTGTTTAACACCTAACCATTCAGACCAGATTTTTTCAAATTCTTTAACTTTAGGTCCATTTGTGAAACGTTCACCATTTAGACAAAAATCAGCTAAGATTTCTCTATCACCTTGGGTAATATTGTCATTAATAAGAGGCCATTTAAATCCCATATTTAATTTGTTTTAATTTTTCAACTATTTTTTCAGCACTTGGGGGCAGATTATCTACTGTTGGGTGAAAACCTGCTGTACGTGGTTCTAGGCCTAATGTCCATACATTTTTTCTAGAAGCCAAACTTAATTCATTAGCAATACTACTTGCGGCTCCTTCTACATAATCATCATCAGTAACTAAACCACCAAAACGAGAATTTTTAAGAGACTCAGTCCACTCAGGAAGTACATCAAAAGGTTTAATCCATAACTGGTGGAAAATATTTATTTTAATATTTTCTTTGTTTGCTAATTCCATTACTTTTTCCATTTCTAAACGAGTAATAGAAATTGGAAACCAAGTAAAATCTACTTTGGTATCATGTAATACATCAGGTAATTCTTTATCATTGTCATAAGATTTTCTATGTTCTGAAATGTAATAAGGATCATCATCAGCCATAAAAGAATCATAAGCAAATTGGTATTCACCAGGAGTCATAGGAGCTAATACTTTAATACCTGGCATTCTTTGAGCTAGTGAATGGTGTGAAGAACCAGCTACAGGACCAACTCCACCTTCCATAGCAATACTTCTAACAAAAATAGGACAAGGACGACCCCAAATTTCTTTAGATTTAGCAGCATAATTAACTACTGATACTAAATTATACCATTGAAATCCTTGATAACGTACTACATAAAGTGGTCTACCTCCAGCTAGAGCAATACCAGTAGCAATAGATCCCCCAGCAACATCAGCCATTGAAAATTCAACCATACCATCTTCTTCATACATTTCCGGTAAAGTTCCACCTACCCATCCTACTGCTGTAAGACATTGACCATAACATTTGCCCAAATCTTCTGTAAGATGTTTTCGTGTAATTTCTTTTATTGTATCTCTAACTGTTGTTGCCATAACTTTTCTACTAGTGATTTATTTTCAATATCAATTTGTTCTGCTTCAGTACCTAAAATAGATTTTTCATCTTCATATCTGTCAAAATAATCTCCATCAGTTCCAGCTCCAGCGTGCCAGTATTTTCTAATAGTATTGACATTTACTAACATAGGACTTTCAAAATCCCAATTTTCTAAAACATTTCTTAACATTACAGGATTATCATCAACTGTAAAAGCTTCCATATTAAAAGATTTAGCTACATCTTCCATTTCCCAATTACGTCTTACTCTTTTTTCAGTTAAGATAGATAAATTATTATCTTCAACAACAAACAAAACAGGTAATTTTTTAGTAGATGCCCAACCTAATGCTCCTAAAACATAATCTTCTTCAGCTGAAGCATCACCCATTACCACAATAGTAGGTTTGCGAGTTTGGTAAGCGTGACCTACAGCAATAGGTACTTGACTACCCATTAACCCGTCATGTCCAAAAATATCTTTTTCAATTGAATGGATTGAAGCTGAACCCCCCATCCCATTAGCACAACCACTTTTACGACCTAATAATTCATCAATTAGTTGAACAGGGTCAGCTCCTTTACTTAAATAATGAGAATGCCCTCTATGCTGAATAAAAACATTGGTGTCGACTCCTTTTTTTTCTAAAAAAGTATAAAGGGTAGCAGGAATAAATTCTTGACCTGCTGACAGATAAAAAGGAAATTTAATATGTTTATCTTGGGCTACTTTGTAAACCTGATTTTCAAAATGTCTACAAAATGAAGCTTTTTTAAATACTTCTAATCTAAAATTACTCATAACTTTCTAAAAAATTTAATGTTGATTCCCAATCAGTATGTCTGTAACCATTATCATCAATATAAAGAATAGCTCTAGGTTTTTCAGCCGTGATTTCGACAACACAATCTAAAATACCATATTTGTCTAACCATTCTTCTACTAATTGAACCCCAGTTTTTCCATTTACTAATGGACGATTAGGTTTTGCCTTTGCTGTGAAAATAATAATACGATATTTTTTAGATAATTCACGAATCGCTTCTAAAGAACCAGGTAAAGGATCTCCATAACAAGTTCCATCGTGAAAACCTTTATCCATATTATGGATTACTCCATCAAAATCAATAGCTAAATTATTAGCTTCATTCTCAAAACCTGGAGGGAAATTATTACTGTTCATTTGGTTTAATAATCATTACTAAAGTTTCTGGGTCTACTTTATGGAATACTTCAATTAGTTGTTTGATAACACTTGAAGCAACTACATCACCAGGCCCTGCTACATTTTGACCATAATCTGCTTGTAAACCACCTTTAAGGAACATTACATTATGTTTATTATCAATTTCTTCAAACATAGAAACATCAGTAATATTCTTTATAGAAAGAACACAATTGGCAAAATCGTAATCTTTAGGTTCATCTGTGATCCAAAGACAATCTTCAGCTTTAGGCATTTCATGAGTACTATCTTCATAAGGTTTACCTTCACGCCCGTAGCTATCTCTAAAACGAACTAAATCTTGTTTATCTACAGGAGTTTCAATTTCAAAAACATAAGCTCCTTTTTCTGAAGTAGCTTTTGTAGAGTGAAACAATCCTTTTCTAATCATCACTTTATTACCTGGATTTAGTTTATTGGTATGGTTAAAGAATGATACTTCTGCTTGACCATCCAATAAAGTTAATCCAGTAGTTTTTTTAGGGTGACAATGTAATGAGGTTGAATGTGTGTGTTTGATATAAAGAAACCAGAGGGCTACGTGCTCATTCTCATAAGCAAGATATTCGTAACCCCAAGGTTTTTTTACTATTGTTGATTCGTAACTCATTTTCCTCTTTGTTCAAATACTTCATATCCGGTTCTCATCCACTCACCCATAAAATCATAATGAGGGCAAGAAATAATATTACCATCTACCACAACTGGGCCTCTATGGTAAGTAGCACCTGCATTATTAATATCAGCTTCAATAGCATAGTATCCTGATACTGTTCTACCTTTTAAGATACCAGCTGTAATCATTAGTTGGGCTCCGTTACATACTGAGAAAATAGTTTTGTCTAAATCATCCCATTCACGAACAAACTCAACAACACCTTTTTCTAAACGAAGTTTTTCTAGTGCTTTAACCCCTCCAGGAATTACTAATAGATCATATTCAAGATATTTTTCTCTGTTGCTAGAATCCTCAAAATCAGTAGTAAGAACATCACACACCATATGTGTTCCTAAAATACCATAAAATCTTCCTAATTGATTCGCTACTAAAGTAACATCAAAACCATTTTCCTTCAAACTATGATAAGGATAAATTAATTCGTGGTCTTGATAACCAGAATAAGTAAGAATAAGTGCTTTTTTCATATGTTATTGTTTTTGTTTAATATAATAAAGAAATTTTTAACTATCACGCTTAGATAAAATAGGATTAGAAATAGGCCAATTAATTCCTAATCTTGGGTTATCCCATTTTAAAGAAATTTGATCATCAACATCAGGGTATTTGCCAGGATAAGACCATTTGTAGAAAAATGTTGCTTCATCACTTAAAATTAAATGCCCATTTAAAAATCCAGGAGGAACTAATACTGATCTTCTATTTTTAGATGAAATCATAGTAGAATCCCATTTCATAAAATTTTCAGATTTGGGTCTATAATCTACTACCACTAGATAAATTTCACCTGCTAAACAAGAAATATGTTTCCACGATTTATTATCTCCGTGTAAACCCCTTAAAACATTTTTGTGGGAAATTGATACTTTATCGTGATTAAAAACTAACTCGTGTTCTTCTTGTTTAAATAAAGTATAAAGTTCGCCTCTATGGTCTTCAAAGGCATCTGGTTCGTAAATTTTTACTTCGGGGAAAATCATAAATTATTTAAAACTTTAATTTGATCTAAAATGTAACTTAATTTATTTTTTAAAGTATCTTGTTTTGCTACTTCATAATTATATTCTACAAAAGGTAATCTTTTAGTATATTCTTCTGGGGTTAATCGGTTTAGAATATTAATTAATTCTTCTCCAGTATTAAAGGTAATTACTCCCCTAGGATCATATCCAACTTGTTCTAAATTAGTACACCCCCAATATACAGGAATAGTTTTATTAAGAAAAGCTTGTTGGATTTTTTCTGTATACCAATTATCATATTGCACATTTTCAATAGCAACGTGGAACATACTATCAAATAAAAATTGTTTACCATAGGTTTCAGGATTAACCCCATCAGGAATATGAGATAAATCTTTAGAATATTCAGTGTACCCTGGTCTTACATTTTTTTCGTGATCAAAATCATCTAAAACTTTATACCACTTTTTAGGTATTTTAATTAAATTTTCTAAGGTTAAAACATATTGTCTAAATTGATGACCTCTAGTAATATCTTTAACCCCACTTAAAAAAGAAACTTCAAATGTTTTTTCTGTAGGATTAAAGAATTCTGAATCAAACATCCACCCACAATAAAATTCAATACCATTAGTACATTTAGCTAAAATGTTTTTATCCCAAGAAAGAACAGCATTAAATGCTTGATGATTCGCTGCTATCCAACCTTGAATTCCAAAAAAATCATTAGGTTCATGAGCTAAAAAGATATTATAAGGATTAATATTTAATTCTTCTCTGCTTTGAGGAACATAATCCCAAAACAAAGTAATAGGAAGATCCTTATACCTTTCTTCAAAGTATTTTAAAGTTCTTGGATTAAAAAATTTATGTTTAATTACCATGAAATTTCCCAGTCTTTGAATTCAGCAGCTAAACAATCAATTTTATAATCTTTTCTACCACCTACTACTTCCTGGATTCGGTTTTTGGCTGTGTTACGGATACCATTCAAACCATGCGTTAATTCCAGGTTATTACCGTCTTTAATACCCTTACGATAATTAGATTCGTTATGCCATATATGAAGATTCATTTGCGATAATACAACGATAGCACGGATAGTTTCTGCTGTTACTTTACCATCTTGTTCATCTAATAGCATTTGGATATCATGAACAATGGCTTCAATTTCTTCAGCATATTCATCTTTATGTTCTGGGATGAATACTTCTTTAAGTTGAACAATTGATAAGCGATCTACTAATTCGCTAAGAGTTGGTAAGTATTTTCTCATAATGTATCGTAATAATTGTTTTGTTTTTCTTGTCGTTTAATATCTTTATGGTGTTCTAAAGCAAATTCTTCTTCTAATGGTAAAATACTATGAGTTTCATACCCATCCAACACTTCGTGAACTTTATTTTTCCATTGAATTTTGCCATTATTTTTATAAATGCGCCATTGAGGATCAGGCCAATTTACTCTACCCCTACTATCAACAGCCCATCTCCATTTCTGAATATGTTCTTGAGTTAAACCTTCTACAGTATTCACACGAGGTACTCTTAAAGCATCAACATTATTTGCTTCTAAAATAGCTGGTAAATACTGCATTAAATCTAAACTAGGAACTTCATCAGCATCAATTTGAAAAATATAATCTCCAACACAATTTTTAGTAAGATAATTTTTTAACGCTGAGAAGTCTCCATCAAATGGAAAAGGATACCATCTAAATTTAGAATCATTAACTGATTTGGATCTAAGGTATTCTTCTACAGATTCACTACCATTTTTATAATCAAATACTATAACAACTTCATCTTGATCTCTTTTATGTTTTAAGAGAAAATCAATTAAACGTTGTATCTCTAAAAATTCATTACAAACTGTAAGGGCATAACTTATTTTCATTACTCAGGATTGTTAAAAATTCCAATATAATCTAATGCTTCAACAAAATCTTTTTCATCAAATTCTTTAAGAGTTTCCATATCCATTCTTTGTTCATAGAACTCTCCGGGTTTGCCTGGGATTGGGTATTTTTCCTTTTCCTCAGGTTTTACTTTTACTGATTGGACAGCTGCCCATTTCCAATTTTCAACACTAGTACCATTAGCAAATACCATTCCTTGGGAAGGTAAATTAATAGTAGCGGGCATCCAAATTTTACCTTCTTCATCTTCACCCATTAATTCTTTATATAGGTTAGGAAGAAGTTCCATTTGCTCTTCAAAAAATTGAGAACCTTGTTTCATAAGGGAATTAGTTACAAAACCACACCCCATACATTGATAGTTTTTAATATCTTGATTTATTTCTTGAACGTAGCAGGCATCTCCCCCACAACGATCACAATTAATTAAATTATCCATTTACTGTTTCTTTTTTAGGTAATTTAATTTCCTTTAAATTAGGAAGTTTTAATTCAACTTTTTTAGGTAATTCTGGGAGGTATTTAGTAAAGGTATCTGTAATTTGAGATTTCATATTTTCAAACCCAAAATTAGTTCTACTAAAATAACCTTGACGTTTACCTTTTACTTTCCAATCTTTATAATTGTTATAAACATCAGTCATAAAATGACCTATATGGTTATGGTCAGCATCAAACCATTGAGATTCTTTTATTAAGAAATCATTAGCAGCTGAAGGATGAACATTACTTAAAGTACCTCCTAATAAACCACTGAACTCAGGTTTAAGGAAATCTGTATGGCCGGACCAACCTGTAGTAATAACAGGTTTGTTAGTTAAACTAAATTCGAGTAATGGTCTTCCAAATCCTTCTCCTTTAGTTAAACTAACCATTGCTTTTACTTTTGAGTGATTGTATAACTCATTCATTTCCTCATCAGTAAATTCTCCGTGGAGAAGATATACATTAGGTAAATTATCTGAGGGGACACTTTTTCTAATAGAAGTAATCTTACGTTGAATTTCTCTTCTATCCATATAAGAAGACCCAGCTCCACTTGTTTTTAGGATTAATGCAGGTTTTTTAGTTTTATTTTTAAACAGTTCATAGAATGCTTTAATCAATAAACCAACATTTTTTCTGTCTTGGCCTAAGTCTCCCTGCATCCAATGGCCTACAAATAAATAAGCAAATGATTCAGGAATTTCTTTTAATGCTTGATGTAAGTCATTGTTTTTCATAGGAGTATCTAGAGGTTTATAAACATCTAAATTAGCTCCTTCTGTAATAACTTCAATAGGGACGTTTAATTTAATTTCAATCTTTTGACCATCTTTTTCAGCTGAATATGAAGTAGTTTCAAATACTTTCTTTGAATGATTTGATGAAGTAAGAATTAAATTCATTCTATTACAACCTTCAATCCATGAGTGAATACAAGCTGTAGTCTCAATACCAGCTGTTAAACCAATATTATATTTCCCAATAGGTTGGAATTCATTTGGAACTGTAATTTGACACCAAATGTCAGGTTGTTCAATCATTTGAGGAGATGAAAAGTATTCTTTTAAGAATCCCCAAGTTTTAAAGTGATCATCAATAAAATTCATAGGAGTAGATCCCCACCTTTGAGGTACAATTCTTACATCATACTGATCTAATTCAATAAGAGCTTTAACAAAATCTCGAGATCGAGCACCATAACCTGAATATGTGTCTATAGGACAACTTACGTAAAATGTATTTTTCATTAATAAATTAATTTATGTTTTAAAACTCTTGGTTCAAAATCAGTGTCTTTTAAAAACTCAAACTTCTCTCTTGGTTGCCAAGTTGAAAATAACTCATCCATCCCTTCGATAATACGTTGAGACATTTTTTCTGATGTAAAACCTGCTTCATCTCCAGCACCCCATTCTCTACCTTTTGATCCACGATTTTTTCTTTCTTCAGAACTCATATTATACAACTCCATTATACGATTAGTAGCATCTTCAGCACTACATCTATCATCAAAAATATAAGGAGTAAGGGGTGAACCTACAATAGATAAACTAGTAGGATAAACAGGCAAAGCCCATTCACCATGCTTTTTATAAGTACCTCTATGGTTAGAAGGGAAATCAGCATCAAAATCGATCCAACTGCCATTTTCATCTTCAAAACGCATTTGATCTTGCATACCACCTGTTACGTTAGCAATAATGGGAGTACCAGTTAATAGTGCTTCTGTAAGTGATAAACCCCAACCCTCAGCAGATGAAAGTAAAATAGCACCATCAACACAATTATACAACAAATTCATCTTTTCAGTAGGTAATTTATCTGTTGATAGGACAACATTAGTATCATTATCAGGAAACAGATATTCAATTACGGCTGGTAGATCAGTTCCAGCATCGCTTACAGCTTCTGTGTGTAAAACAAATAAACACTTATCTGCTTTTTCTTTTGGAAGTTGATCAATAAATAATTTCCAAGCTAAAAGAGTATCTGGAATTGATTTACGTCTAATGTTTCTAGAATTAAATAAAAGAATAAAATCATATTCTTTACCTCTAGTAAGATAATTTCTAAATTCTTGTACTTCAGGATCTCCTTGTTTTAAGATTCTAAAATTCTTATCATTTAATCCGTGAGGGACGTATTTAGTAATTCTACTTTTAGCTTTATCCCCCAACACAATTCTGTTAATATTTACAGTTTGTTTAGAAATACCAAACAAAGCATCACAAGATTCATAAAACTCTTTATTATACATTGGAGCGGGGTAATCATCCCAAATGTTTAAATAAGCAATAGGAACTTGTCTACGTATTTCATTTTCAATCTGGAATAACCAAGTAAAATATCTTGGGTCAGTGATAAGAAAAATAGCATCAATTTTTTCTTGTTTAACAATTTGTCTTACTAACTCAGGAGTACCATAACCATCTGTAGGGTATAATATTACTGAAGAATCAGTAATACCTGCTTTTTGATTAGTATCTGCTGAAATATCAATTCTTTTACCTTTTTCAGGGTGGTTGATAGCTCCAGCAATTTGAACCCAATTATAACGGTGTGAGGTATTAATAACCATTTCACGACCAATTTGAGCAACCCCAGAATGAACTCTAATGTCATCCGTCAGGAGTAGAATTTTTTTTCTATCTCCGTGCTTAATGTAACCTTCTTTCATGTAATTTTACTTTTCTTCTAATTCTAGATTTGTGTGATTTGTAATTTGTTTTCTAAAATCTTCATCTGTAAGATACAAATAAATTGCACGGTCAGCAAGCTTTTGAAAAGAAAACTTACGTTTAACACATTCAATTTTGAAGTTCTCAAACAAATCACTCTGGATTTTTACACTTGTCAATGTCATGTCTTTGTTTGCCATAATCTTAATTTTTATTATATACAATTATACGTATATGCTTCAAAAGGAAGCATTACATAGTTCGGGGTTTTCCTTAAATGGGCAAAAAGTACAATTCCATTTTGAAGGATTGGGTTCATGTTCTTTTTCTTTATAACCATCTTTATTAAATACTTCTTCTATAAATTCATTTAATGCCTTAGTTGCTTTGTTAAGTTTTACTTTACCTGATGCTGGAGTAAATGTTTGGATTCTAGGAATCACAAAATCAGGATGATCATAAACTTTACGTTTTACTATAAAGAATTCAATATCAATATTTTCTACTGGGATTCCAAATTGTTCTGAGAAAAATTGTTTATAAAGAATTAATTGGAATTGTTTATCTTCATCTTTTTTAGTTTTATCATCCCAACCTCTAGTAGATGTTTTAATATCAATAATTTTAAACTTATTAGTATTTTCATTGTACATTACAACGTCCAAATAACCTTGGTATATAACGTTATTATAGCGTTTATTAGGCGTTACCACAACAGGCACCTCACACCCCACCAAATACCATCCTCGTTTGCTAAAATACTGATTTCGTTTTTTAGCGAATGTTCTTATAATTTCTACTCCATCTTCAAAGAATTCTCTTAATTCTTCAGCTGAGCTAAAATGTTGGTTCCCATTTTTCTTGTATTGAACTTTGTATTCTTCTCTTAGAGCATCTTCAAACATTTCTACAAGATTTTCTCTATCTGCTGCTGCCGCACTCTGTTCATACATTACATCTAAATAATGTTGGAGCACTTCATGTAATGCTGTTCCAAATACTGTATGGATTGTAGAAGTAAATACTTTGACTCCATCTTTATATTGAATTGACCATTTTTTAGGACAACCTCTATACATTGAAAACTGTGAGTAAGAAACATTCTTTTGGTAAGCATAATTAATCTCAAGAGGTTGATATGCTCTTATTTCTTTTACAATTTGGGGTATTTTTTTCTTTTTAGCCAAAACTATTTAAATATTTTGTTATTGCTTGAACATCTTTAGAACGTTCTTGATATTGGGCTTCACTAAAATAATCAGGTCTTACTACTTCATGAGATGCTTTTTTAGACTCTAAATAAGTTAAATCATTAGGATTAAGCCCAGTTTCTTCATATCTATAAGATTCAATTATAATTTTATCTTCGTTCAATATACGAACACCTGATTCAATAGCCACGTCTTGTATCCAACTATCTAAAGCAGTATTATTACCTAATCTACCAGTAACTTCAACCCATTTTTTAGGTACAAAAGGAAATAATAACCCATTAAAATCTTGCCTACAATAATGAGAATGACTTGGGGTAAAAGGATTAATTATAGCAAATTTTTTAGAATATTCTTTAACAATTAGATCCCAATTATAAGATAAATATTCATTATCATCACACCCAAAATGTAAAAATTCACCTTGTGCTATTGATGCTAAAAAATTAGAATAATTATAAATTCCTTGATACCCCTGTCTTTCAAAATTCCAATATTTAATATTAGGATAAGATTGATATTCTTTAAGAGCTAAAAAAGTATCTACATCATCATTATCTACAGCTAATAAAACTTCTACATTAGAGAAATTATAAACTGTATTAATTATAGAATCTAAATACTTTTTTAATTGAGGAACTCTTTTTCTAGTAGGACATAAAATGCTTACAACTATTTCCATTTACCTCTTAATACTAACATAGCAATAATGCCATAGTTAGAGATATCAATAAAACTATCAATCATTGCCTCACCTTGAACATAATTTTTTCCATTACGCTTAAGCATATTTTTTAAACGATTGATTTTATCATTACAACGAAGCCAAATTCCTGTGAGTGAAAGGTCTCTATCTTCTCTAGTAGATAAATCTGAACCTAATGAAATATTAGACAAACCATAATCCATCATCTTAGCGGCAAATAACTTATACTGTTCTTGTTGAGTTGCTTTAAATTCTTCTGCTAATTCAGGATATAATCTTTCAAAATCTTGAATAGTTCTGTGAGAACCATTTACCTCATAAGGAACTTGGTCTTCATCTTTTAACATATCTGATATTTTAGATGTAATACTTCCCATAACTTTATGTTTTTTAATTTATTATTTTTTTCCAACCTCTATAATATAAATCTTGAGTACCTTCATTAGACACCCAATAATTCCCCCACATATTACTAAATGCTGGGATTTTTTGAAAATCAAATTGAGTAAGATTTCTATAGTAATCCATCCATCCTTCTCTTTTAGCTGTTTCGGGAGAAGAATCTATATCTGTAGAACGAGTACCATGTTCAGGTCTTCCTGTAGAAGCACAAGTAAATAATAATAACCCTCCAGGACGAAGAAGTCGAATCATATTAGTTACTGTAAGATCATAAAACATATCATGTTCAAAACATTCACAACTAATTACAGTATCAAATAATTGATCAGAATCATATTCATGTCCTTTTGAAATAACATCTACACATGGGTTTTCCCAGATATCAACTCCAACATAATCACAATTCTGAAAACGACATCTTACTGTGGGTTGATCACCAATTTTAGCTGATCCAATTTCTAGTACTCTAGCATTATTAAAGAACTCAGGAAATAATATTTCAGTCTCATAAACAAAATGTAGTATTTCGTGATGCATTAGACAACTTGTTTTTTTGCTAAATACCTATCAATTGCTTCTAAACGATCATCAGCATCAGCTAACATAGCAAGTGCTTCTTCAGCATTTTTATAAAAATCTTCTGTTGAATGATCTCCAATACCTGCTGGGTTATTTTCTAGAAGATCTAAAGTTAGTAGTGCTTTTGCTTTATCAGCCATTGCTGATGTATAGAGCATGTCTTTTAATCGGCTCATAACTTTGCTTTTTTAATTAATTTATCTGCTTCTTCTTCATTCACTCCCATGTTCCAAAGAATATGACGTACACCTTCTGCTCGTAAAATATCAATATAGTGATCAGCTTCACCTAAACTACATGAAAGGTGTTCAGCAATATATTCTGCTAATTCTTGATAATTTCTTTTGTTTTCGTTCTTAATGTACTTAAGCCATAGTTTTTTCTTAGGGATCATTTCTCGGTAAATAGTGTAAATTTGTTTTTTGTTTTGTGGACTAATCTTTTGTACATAATTTACAACATCTATGTAATCTATAT